CTGATTCTGAATGGGCATATATATGTCCTTTCGTATTTAGACCAATCCTGCTACTGACGCTATTTATCTGGTAGCGGGGTAAGAGGTGCTATTTATGGCACGCACTTATCACACAACGGCTGATTAGACCGTTGCCCAGCCCCTTCGTAAACAAATGCGATGGGGCAGCGCATAGACGCCAGTGGCGGAACCTGTGCTACCGGTATTTAATACACGGAGGCACTCTTGCCAGCCATCAACCCTAAACGTTTTGCGTTTAGGACTGACGACCCAAGTATGATATTCAAGTTGCTGAGATCTAAGGTTATAACGCCTTTTGATCTTGCGACGCTTGTTCATACTTGACGGGTTCACGTGGGGTCGAATCCAACCGATAATGGATGATACTGTATAATCACGGCTTGCAAGGCCGGGAATGTTAAGTCGAATAGGCTTAACTTTTACAATATCATCTTTATAAGGCAGTCTCCCATAACGGGATTCTACCATATCCATTATCATGGATGCGACACCCCAATAGCCAGCCCGATACATAGAGTTTGACAGCTCTACGTATGAAACTAACTCAGTGGCGTCTCTCTGATCTCGATGAGACCATGTGTTCCGTAAACGGATAGGTGTGACGTCAATGCCTCGGAAGGCATCGCACCCACAGGACTCCCTAAAGGAGCCCGACACACAACACTTACTCTCGTTGAACCGAAGCCCAACGAGAGGGAAGTATCGTAACAAAAGATCAAAGTCTTCGATCTTTGTTATGATGTCATCGCCATAAACATAAACGCGCGGCGTCTCACGACGATTGGCGCGACCATGTTCATGCAACACCGCGACAGCTAGTGCGTAAAAACATAACGCCTCAATGGGAAAGCAAACAGCTGATCCCATTGGAGCGAATGTGCTTAAACGCACTACCCTTCCATCGGGTAATTGGGTAAACGCACTACGAGAGGCTAAAAGCCCCTCGTAGAGCGTAGTCCCTGTAAATAGTCTCTCTACTAATTTCAGGGTAACCCGATCACTCGCGTCCTTCATATCAAGGGTCGCGTACCTATGGGTACGGGAACTCGACAAGGCCAGACGCCTATTAATCGACTGATTCGTAAAATTTACGAACCCTCGAGTAATCTGGTGCTCTTCAATCCAGGAATATAATGATTTCTGGATCCCTTGTTGAATCCACTGGAGTTCCAGTGGCTCCTTCGATATGAGCCGAGGTCCTCGAGAATCTTTCGGAACTAAAACGACTTTCGCCGTTCCATGTTCCAGATTCTCCAGGCTCTGAATCCAATCGAGCTGATCAGCGACTTGGTTAAGACCAAGCACGAAGTACTCCGTGAAGGGGTACATTCGTTCAGTGTGAGTATACAGGCGGGAGAAATTAGATTTCTC